GATATGGGATATCAAAAAATTCAATATTCCATCCCGTGATGATGTCCGGCATCCACGCGTCTGATTCCCAGACTTGAAGAAATTTCTGAATAAGGTCATATTCGTCTTTACATTTCAAGTAGAATGAATTTTCACTGGTCGGTTTGAAGTCTTTAACGCCAAAAGACGCAGTCTTTCCACGACTGTGAATAGTAATTGCAGTTATAGGCTGATCTGCTTTATCCACATCAGGAAAACCTACGACATCTTCACCACCACACTCAATATCTAGAGTAACAACGTTGATCGTTTTAGGATCGTAGTCTATGTCTCCTTGATAGTTATCGTAGATATAAAGATAAGGATAGTTAGTAAGACCGAATACCTCGAACCCACCAACATCCTTATGCTCGTCAATGAAGTCTCTTGCATCTCTGATAGAGTCAAACTCGATCTTAGCGACCGGCCTGTTATCTAGACTCTTATACCCGCTATTTGTATTATTGCGATCGGTAACAAAGAGATAGGGCTTATAGGGCACTACCTCTTTGAACTTTAATCCTTTATCGTAACCTCTAACATAGATCTTACTTCCATATTGAAATACACTCGTGTAGAATCGCGACATTTAATCTCCAATAATCAAGTTCAAATTTTATTATATCACAAGTATGTCGTATGTCAACTATCAATGTATTCCGTGGTCTTTCATGTCTTGATATGGATCATAGTCTACCGGGGGATACCACTTACCAGCAAATAGATCTTTCTGACGAAATACTGGAACTCTCTGCACGTGGTCCCAATCGTGAAAAGTGTGTTTCTGGTGCGGAGTACCCCAGTCGATGCCGGAGATAAGTCCTACTTTCTTACATAGATCGACGAAGAAGCTGTAATGAGGGCCGTCTGGATCATATTTTCCATTAACATATAGATTTAAGTCACAAGCGACGCCAAATCCATGACAACCGACTTTTTTAAGCTGTGTATAACCCTGTTTGAACAGCTGACCCTGCCTAGTCTGTGAACGATATGTCTCAGCTACTCTAATCTCGTGACCGGCTTCATGAGCTAGAACGATCAACTTAGCTACAGCCGCTCTCGTGCCCGGTTCTAGCAGAGAAATGTCCTGTATAGCTTTAGTAGAATTGAATCTTTTGTCTTTTTTGAGTACGTCTGTGTAGAAACTCATAAGAATCTCCTAAGAAAATAAAAGGGAGGGTGGACCCCTCCCCATATTTATTAGAGATTTACTTAATATTGACTTTTTTAGGTTTCTTAGACTCCGGAACAACATTTTCAAGAAAGATCTTGAGCATACCGTTGATGTATTCTGCATTCTTCACCTCAACTGTATCAGCTAGAGTGAACTTACGCGTAAATACACGGTCTGCAATGCCCTTCCAGATGTATTCTACTGGATTACTCACGGGATCGATCTCATCGACCGTATATCCGCCTTTGACAACAAGGGTGTTATTAGCCAACTCGATGTCGAGATTGTGCTTTCCGAACCCAGCTACAGCCAACTCAATGGTGTAGTTGTTATCGTCGTTCTTTACAATGTTGTACGGGGGATATCCTGGAACGCTCTTAGCGTATGTCTCGTGGGCTGCGTGTAGATTCTTTAACACTTTATCAGCTCCTACGAAGAACTTGTCAAAGTGCGCGGCATTCCAAGGCAATAGTTCATTTGTCATATGTTTCTCCTATTAAGCGAGATTTAAATTTGTGACCCTTTCGGCGCCACGTATATTATATAGTCACTAATATCTAAAAGTCAATAGGTGGAGGCAAAATAAATCACCTCCACCCGTGTTGTTGATTAATTAGTCAGTAATGCAGAACCTTCTCTCCCAAGAAGAGCATGCACGCGAACGATGAGATAGAAGACATTGAGTGTTGCCAGTCCGATCCACATACCGCGTAGATCTACAACACTTTCTTTTGCCTTTACGGCAACTGCACTTGCTAATGTACCCATATTTTATTCTCCATATTGAGAAGATATCAAGTGGTCAGTTTTGCCAAGTGAGTGGCACTCCCGCCACTCTTAGATATATTTATACAATATGGTTATAAAAATGTCAAATGGATTATTCTATAGTCTTAGTGTAGTTTTTTTCCAATTAGTTCTTTTACGATGCAGATAAGAGACTGAGTCCTGAAATCGTATAAGACTACTGGAGTAAGATTTGCCTCTCTGTACTCCATAGAGACGTCTATCATCTTTCTGAAGGCGTTATTAGGTGAACCCTCTTGGTCTAACAGCGCTGCGCCATCTTCTAAGTACTCTTCTGGAACTACCATATAGTATTTTTCTAAATCATCCACTTTATTCACCTGTCTTCTTGCAACCGAATTTTACGTAGTATGGTTCTTCCGGTCTTGGTGTTGTCGCTAGTCTTGACACCATCAGCTGGCTCTCTATCATGCACGTCATTGGATTGTTCTGAGGATAGCCGTATGTTCTAGTGACAGAAGTTTGATCGTTACAATCGTGCGGCGCCATGCTCAAATGACACACCATTACAACTGGTATAAACTGTATCACAACAGATTATCCAAGAACTGTTCTGTAGCGGCTTCCCAAGAGAACTTCTTGGCTCGAGCTACTGCGTCTTCTCTGTCTAGAGCGCTTGCCATATGAATAGCTATATCCAAACTTTTTTCTACGAGTATGCCGGACTTATCATCTTCAATAATGTAGCGATTAACTTCATTATCGAATGCAGCGACAGGCAGTCCGCTCGCCATTCCTTCTAATACCACGAGTCCAAAAGTATCAGTCAACGACGGCCAAGCAAACACGTCATGCTTACGGAGCTCGTTCGCTATCTGATACTTGTTCATCTTACCTAAGAACTTTGCTCTTGGGTATTTTGCTTTGTATTCTTCTAACTGTGGTCCATCGCCGATAAGCGTCTTACGAATACTAGAATCTTCTATTGATAGAAACTCTTCTAGATTCTTCTCTGCTGATATTCTACCACAGTAGACAGCGCTGACGATGCTGCCACTTCTTTTAGTCTCTTCATACTCAGGTCTGAAGAGCGTAGTGTCTACACCGCGAGACCATATCTTTAATTTTTTGATACCCAGCTCATTACAGTAGTCAACCATGGAGGGGGTTGTAACCATAACACAATTGCTGTTTCTATGGAACCAACGAAAATACTTACCGCTAACTCTTGGTGATATACCAGTATGAATCTTGACATACTCCGGATACTTTGTATGAAAGGATGTTGTAAACTTCTTTTTGTACTTCTTGCAAGAATATCTAGCGGCAAGACCTATTGCTCCTTCTGTTGCGATGTGAATGTAGTCAGCATTCTTCACCTCTTCATCAGCGATGCCCATAGGTAAAATCGGCATAAAGATACCAGTAGATGGTTGTAGTGGAACTGTTAGTTTATACAATCCGGGATGAACGACGTGTACGTCATATCCGCGCTTCTTTAGATGTTCTATAGTTACTTTTAATGTAGTAACAACACCATTGATTTGTGGATCCCACGCATCAGTAAAAATAGTTATGTTCATAAAACTCTCGCGATAGAAAATTCACCATTAAAGTCCTCAACGATGGCTGTGCACGACTCTACCCAGTCTCCAGTATTCATGTACTTGATATTATTCATATCTTTAATATTGCAAGAATGAATATGACCGCAGATAACGCCAGCAACGTCTCGCTTAGAAGCGTACTCAGTAACGACATTCTCATAGTCTCCTATAAAGTTTACCGCCTCTTTAACGTTATTCTTCGCCCAAGCAGACAGTGAAAATCCAGGCATGCTCATCTTGTTGAACAACCATTGAAGCTTAGCGTTAAGAGATATTAGTATGTCATACGCCCATGAGCCGATATGCACTAGCCATTTAGCGTTCATAGTTACCATATCGAACTGGTCGCCATGGATTACTAAGTATCTTCGTCCCATGGGTCCTTCATGAATGGCTTCATCAACCACTTGAATATTTCCCAGAACAGTTCCAGAATAAGCTCTAAGGAATTCATCGTGGTTTCCTGTTACGTAGATGACTTTATGATCTTTTTTAGATAATTTTAAAAAATACTGTAAAATATTATTGTGAGACTGCGGCCAATAGATCTTACCCTTCATAGCCCAGCCGTCGATGATATCACCAATAAGGTAATATGTTTCTGCTTCGGTGGTCTTTAGAAAGTGTAATAGCTTTTCGGCGTTGCAGTGTTTGAATCCAAGATGTACGTCTGATATGAATATAGAACGATACTTCTTCTTATCTTTGGACTTCAAAACATCTCTCCTTGTAAGTATGAGATATTTATTTGTAGGTGTTATTTTACAGTTTTATTACTTATGGCACTTGATACCAATTTTGCCGTCAGCCCATTCACCGTTAAATGGAACCTTAGCATGCACGGTGCCGAACGAACACGCTCGTTCTTCTACCTTAACCTGGTGTTGTTCGCAGTTGGTGCCGAGACACATGAATACTGTGGCAAAAATTAGTTCTTTCATTCTACGACCTCGCTCACTACGTCCTCGTAGTGTTTTCCCTCATTGACTGTAAACAGCTTCTCACACTTGATCTCAATCATGTCGACAAGCTCGTCTCTATAATCAAAATCATGTATACCGAACCTCATTTCAAGATAGCTTCCATCTTTCTGAAAGAAACTCAAACGAACGTCGTATCGATACCATGGTCCTTCATAATCTTTGAATTTACCAAAGTAGTACTCATGTATCTCGATAAAATAACGACGCTCTTCTTGAGTACCGATCATCTTCTGATAAAAGGTATCGTGGCCGGCTTCAGCATCGTATTTGATGAAGCCGTTATTCTCTAGAATATCACCAAAATGCATATCAGAAACCGAATTGGGCCTTGACTACCTCAACAGCCTTATCAAACGCCTCGCCGATCACTTCATCTGTTAGATGCTTGTCGTGAACGCCGTCGTTCTGTAGAACTTCGCGAATCGCATGAATCGCAATATTCTTAGTCTCTTCTGTAATCTCAAACATGTTACTTTCCTTTCACTTCTTTAAAATGTCTCTTAAGTTGATCACTCGCTGTATCGAGTATGTCTCCAGTTATTCCTATTCGTATAAGCATGTATAGCTCTAGTATTTCATCGCTCGTTATATCGTTCTTTGGTTCGAACTCAAATAATCGAGATTGTGTATATTTTTTTTCTTTTGCCACTTTTAACTTTCTTTCTTATAGTGTCTAGCTACTTCTGCAGAAAAAGCTTCATACGTCTTTTCATCCACTTTGATTCCTAAAGTCTTAAACATAAGAGCAATCTCGTAAGCAGTGATATCTTCTTTAGGCTCAAAAGCGTATGGAAGTATGATAACGTTGCCATTATTATCTAGATCCATCACTATCCTCCTTGATATTGATATTCAAACACGTGCCAGACAAAAGACTCAGAATAGTCTTCAATCGTGTCTATATATGTTAGATGTTTAATATCTTTACGATCGATCTCTTTGCCAGTCTTATATACATGAAATTTTCTCTGTATAGGAGTAGACTCCGTATCGACTAAAGCCCATACAGTTATCGACCTATGAAATTCTTTTGCCGATAGGATCTCAGACCCATACGGCATCTCGACGATCGTGTCGCCATCCTGCTTGATCTCATAATTGAGTACTGTAATCATTCTTTCTCCATCGCCCTATGCCAATAGCGATCAAGTATACTTATGCGATCTTCTATTGAATAACAATCTGGAATAGGATAACCCTTTACTTTATACCACACTATCTCAGCCATGTGTAGATCAAACTCAAGCTGTTTGTTATCAGATTGAGTTTTTTGATCGACTACTTCACTCATAACATCTCTACGTCTGACATGAGTTGTTCTAGAAAATCGCACTCATCTTTAATAGCGCGTCTAAAACCGTCTTCAAAGTCAGTCTCTGGAAGATGATTCACCTCAACGTGCACTTCTGCAAGTCTTGCATATAGTCGCTCTAATATGTGAGCTAGTATTTCATTATCAGCCATATTTTTTAATCCCATAAGCTACGGTAATACTTACCAAACAGTCTAAATCCGTTATTGATTCTCTTGTTATACTCTTCATAACCGACCCAGTCGATCCAGTAATCAGGGTTAGTCTGTTTCATCACTTTATAATTATCATCGATCGTTTCAAATTCGTATACAGGCTCGCCGTGACGATAATAATCTTCCCAAGAATCGTCTAGTATGTTCTCAAAGGCAAAGATCATCTCATTGATAATCCATTCCCACCGGTAGTGCACCCAGTTATCCTCTCCGTCTGGATCGCCGTAACGCATGTGCGGAGGTAGATCGTCGTCGTCAATTTTAGGAGATCCGTGCTTGTTCTTCTGCAGCTGCTTCAGCATAGGAAGAGTTACGTGCGCGAGAGTGTTGTCCATATTCCAAGTGTCATACTCGTCAATGCGGACTTTGATTTTACGATTCTCTTTAAGTTCATTATACCAGTTGCAGATATTTGTTATCCACGTCTTAGCGATGATGTCAGCTATCTTGTCTTGTGTGTTTTCACTGACGAATGGAATTAGTTCAGCTAGCTGATACGGTCCCCACCACTTCTTATACGGTCCAATATAGACTCTCATTCTTCACCCCTATAGATATACATCTTCTTTCGTTCATCAGAAAGTTCTATTAGATAGTCATTCTCCCTATCAAAGATTTCTAGATACTCTTGTTCGGTTATTTTACGATAAGAGAAGGTATCCTCGGCGATATGCTTTTGCGCAAACTCGGATAGTCCTGTCTCTGCGCCAGTAGCGTGGTCGACCACAGTATCAAGGGCCCACTCGATCTCACCGTCGTCTGGCACCTCAACGGCGTACATATGACGAAATGTGGAAACTGTCTCTACTAGCACTATCTTACCCACTTCACACCTCCATGATATGTTATATTATATCACAAATAGCTCTTCCAGTAACTATCTTTTTCACCATAGTACGGATCTTTTTTATCGCCGTAGTCTAGAGTCATATGGACCCTGAAGTCGTCTCCGTCATTGACTCCGGAGTGTGGGATGTTGTTGTTGAACTCTACGACCTCTCCGACTCTCATGTGTAGGGTCTTATCTACAGTCGGGAATGTAAACACGACAGACTCGTTAGTTATTACAGGCACGTGAATTCTGGTAGTCTTCTCGTAGTGGGCCATAAAGTCTACGTGCTCAGGTATGATCGAGTGCGGTCTGAGGATGTTTAAGGTTATTCTCTTAGCGTCCTGATCCGGATAGTGCTGAGAATATATCTCGTCTACTCTCTCGATGTCTTCTCTAAACAAGTTGAGTAGTTCTTTATTGTAGATGAATTCTTTTAATACTAGGTTTAGTCTGTCTGGCAGAGAGAACAGGAGTATCTGATTTATAGAAGAAGTCTTGTTGAGCTTGTTCCATGGCGGTCCTGGATCAAAGCAGTACTGTTCCCAACCGGCTGCGAAGATAGAATCTACTTTACTTATAAGACCAGTAGCGTCCACACTGCCCAATACTTTAAAAGCGGGCTTGTCACTCATAACGATTCCTTATGTCTTCTTCTTAGTGTCTTTCTTCGCAGGTTTAGGAGTTATCTTAGGTTTTAACTCAGGAGGTCGCTTCTGCTGACCCTGCGTGACCGTGTCTACTAAATGTCTCAACTCGTCGTGAGTGAGGTCGTGGTTCCCGCCTAGCCTCGTGATATCGTGACCTAGCTCCTTAGCGACTTCCATCATGTCGTCTAGATGCAGCTCAGGGCGAGACTCCATCCACTCTTTATGATGGACGTCCCAGTAGTAGGTCTTTCCGTCGTCCGGCATCGGCTTAGGAGTCTTCAGCGTCATCGTTGTCGGATCGTATACCCAGTCGTCTAGCTCAGGATTGAGCTCTTTAAACTTTCTAATAATCTCATCGCGCTCTTCTGCAGTTATTCTCTTGAAGTTGTGCACCTCACACCATGTCGTCTGACCATACTTCTCAGACAGCTCAGGCGAATACGCGTAGTCTAGATAGTCGTACTTCCACTCACCGACCGGCTCAGGGACAGGAACCTTGACGAACTTGACTATGTTGTCGGGAGGGTTCTTTGGATCAAAGTCTGCGATGACGTGTCTAAGATTCTCTTCGACCATCGGGTGCGTAACAGGACCGCCGTTGTCGCCGAGCTTTATGTATAGGTTCTGTTCCTTCGGCTCAGGAAACGCCATCTTACCTGGATTTGGATGTTCTGTCATGTTAAACCCCTGTTAAGCCACGTTGACTTGGACGTAGCCGTTGCCGCCGTTACCACCGTTGCCGGACGTGCCACCACCACCGCCTACGTATATCGAACACGTCGATCCATACAGAGGACCGGCTCCCGTAGGAGCAGCCTTAACGAAGCTGCCGACGCATAGTCCTCCGGAGTATCCTGTAGCGCCAGTAGACCCGGCACAACCCGTAGCGCCACCGCCACCTCCTCCGCCTCCTCCGCCACCAACAGTGACCGTACCACCAGACCCACCGCCGTTGCCGCCGCCGTTCGTCCCAGCGTAGCCGATGACAGTTACGCCGTTAGGAGAAGAGAAAGAGCTAGAACCGCCGTCGCCTCCTGGTCCTGGGCCTGAGACGTTGCAGCAGTAGGACACGAAGCAGTACACCCCGCACCACTGCGTACACGTGCCTCCGCCAGACCCACCCTGTCCTCCCTGTCCACCGCCGTAGGCGTACACGGTCATGTACTGGTATGGAGGCACGACGAGCGAGTAGCTTCCAGGAGAGGAGTATGGATAATTGACCGCGGCCGGCGCCAAATAACCTGCGGTGATAGAGATCTGTCCGGTAGACGTAGCTAGTAGGTATCTGACGTCCGCGTCGTTGAGAGAGACACCCGCGCCGGCGTTATCGTATACGATCTGTGCGATCTGTGAGAAAGATATCTGACCGGAAGCGGGTAGAGCCATAGAGCAACGTCCTTTTATTATTCTTCTTTAGGCGTAAGATCAGAGCCCCATTTGCCTAGAGGACACACCGAACTCGCTAGTATAGTCTTAATGAGCATGACGCACTTGCACTCGTCGCACTGCGTGGTCGATGGGATATACTTATCGCACTCCATACAGATAAGCATTCTCTCTTTTGCCACCTCTTTGCGATGGAGGAGGGCACCGCTGAGCTTCGACATGCGTCACCTATTAAAAATAAATCGTACTGTTATTTATACTTCGACTATAAAGTTCAGATTAGGATTAGACTTCTCACCAGGATACCCGACGGGGTTGCACACTACTCTAGTACCGTTGACCATATAGTCGAAGGCCGTATGAGTGTGACCGTGGATCCAGAGTGGGACGTGGTCTCCCATCAGGTGTTCTAGGTCGGAAGCGTACGCGCCGTTGTTCCATACGTCTTTCGCGTATATAGGGTTGATGCTCCTGAAAGAGGGAGCGTGATGCGTGACGACGACCGTCTTTACCCTCTCTCGAAGCTGCTCGGCGATGTAGTTGCAGGAGATCGTGTGCTCGGACCAGGCCACCTGCGGGTTGAACTTAAAGTAGTTTCCGGACGAGTCGCGATACTTGATGACCTTGAAGTCGTTCATATGATAGAGCAGGTGGTTCATCGTCAGTGGGCACCCGTTGTTCATGCTCGCCCATAGAGTAGAACCTACGAACCTCACCGAGTCGATCGTTATTGACTCGTTATCGAGGAAGTAGACGTTCTTATGCTCGGACAGACCCTCTCTGATAACCTCTGCGGTCTTATTAAAGACGTGCTTGTAGTGCTCGTGATTTCCCATGATGTAGACAACCCAGGGGAATTTTTCCGCACACTCCTGAACGAACCGGCGCTCTTCAGAGAACCGCCGAGCCGTGCATATGTCTCCGGCCAGAACGAGGACGTCCGCCGAGTCGTTCTCAACGACCGGAGGCCTACCAAACTCGCAGTGCACGTCGGACAGAACCTGTATCCTCATCTCTCACGCTTTCTCTTTATCCTAGCGAACTTTATGTAGTCGGAGATCATCGCAGAGGAGACTCGCCTCTGGTTCGCCTCCATCATCCCGGCCATGTGGAGCATCACCGTCTCCAGTATCTCAAGCCTGTCCGTCTCCCTCAGCGTCTGGTTAGCGTAGCACTCCTGAACCAGGTCTCTAACCGCGTCGTCTATAGGTCCCACTCATACACCCCCTAGCCGTAGATCTCTTCCAATACGCTCTGCAGGAAATATATAGGCTCCGAGTCGTAGGATCCGTAGTCCGCGTACTTGATCATCTCCTGGTGCATGACGTCCAGCGTCTGTACCTTGTCGTATCCAGCGTTGACGCAGCTCTCTAGAAAGATGTTCAGCTTGGCCGCCACGTACTCGACGCCCTCCTGGTTCTCATATAGCTCCCACTGCTGCGGTGAGAACTCAGCCTTTATGGTGACCGCGCCCCTTCGTATCTCTAAATTCTTCATACGTCGTCTCCTCGCGACTCTCTCTTAGCCGTGCTCATATAACCCCTCTCGAACTCCTCGTACGCGAATGAACCCTCCATGAACGGGTTCCTCGCTCCTGATATAAATGCGTGGGAACCCATCTCGTAGAACGAGTACTCCTCCTCGTACGGCGCGTCACCCTCTCTTAGGGCTAGATCTAGATCTGACATGCGGCTCAAAATCACTCCTCCTCAGTCCATGTTTCCAAAGTCGTTGTTGAGTCTCGAGGCGGGAACGGACCCACCTCCCGATCCTGAAGACGGCGTCGAGTGGTGCGACGCGTTGAATCCTGGGTTCGCGCCCGTGTTGAACTCCGGATCCTCCCACGAGTACGCCGGTATCCTATGAGGCGGTCCAGATAGAGAGTGGAACTGCGCGAGTACGACTAGAACCTTGAGCACGACTTCTTCTCCTTCGTCCACTCGTCCTTCTGCTCGGTCGTCATGTAGTAGTGGAGCACGACGTCTATAGCGTTCAGCAGCTCGTCGTCGACGCCTAGGTAGTAGTCCGAGCAGTCGATCTTGTCCGGCTTGGAGTTAGTGCGATAGGACGACTTGAGAGAGTGCACGACTATGTCGTCGATCTGGTCCCACGTGAGCGTGAATGTCGACTTAGTACTCATGTCCTTCTCCTCAGAACTCGTCGCTCAGACTCGGGTGACCTGGAACGGAGTCGCCGGCGTGGTCCTCGTCTATCAGCCTCTCGCACCGCTTCTTCCAGTCGTCCCTCTGCCAGACGGCCTTATCGTAAGATAGCTCGTGGTAGTCGCTCGCTATGAACCGAATCAGCTCCTCGTACCTAAGGAGCCGCTCTATGCGCTCTGCCGCCGCGAATATGTCCTCGTCCTTGCACGTGGCTGACGGGTACGAATTCAGCTTCTTTACTAGGTCGACCATCAGAACATCCTCTCGTTCGTCTCGTAGCCGTCGTACCAGAAGTAGCGCGCCGCGTCCAGCAGGTGGTACTCGGTGCACAGGCCGTGGTACTGCGACCTCATTAGGAGGGAGTATAAGATCCTGAGCGAGTGGTCCTCTATCAACTACTCATCCTCCTGAAACGGTATGGGTCTGAGGACGTCCATCGCCTTGTTCTCGATCTCTGCTAGCGCCCTACGGTACCTGAAGCACTGCTTCTCGAGCTGGACTATGTATTCCTTCTGTCTCTTGTTTCTCTCTCTAAGAAGACTGATCTCGCTCTCGTAGTCGACTACCGGCTCAGGGTCGTGGATCTCTTTTCGAAAGTAGAGCTCGAAGTAGTGAGAAGGAAACCTAACGTGATGACCGATCTTGTTGCAGTCGAACTGGACCACGAGGTTGACCACGTGGTTTCCGACGCAGTCTAGATCTACGACCGTGC